TGAAGGGTTAAACACCTTTCTTCCGTCAACCATCGCTGAAGCGTCAACCAGCACGGTATCCTCTTTAAATTGCCCGTCCGGTCAAGGACGGGCGTTTGTGTTATATGCCCCACGCCATGAAATCAAGCGTGGTTGCCGGAACTGCGGTTAAATTCGGAAGCTCAAGCGGCTCCACGGTCGGAACTTCATCGGGTATGCCGTAAATGTATGAAGGCTTCACGGCAAGATTGGCGAGTGCTCCTGTGCCTGATGTGAATGTAGCAGCCGTTACCGCACGATTCTTCATGTGGTAATTGGTCGGTTGCCATTGCGCCGTTGTTCCGAGCGTCATGCCAATTCCACCGATAGGCCATGTGGCGGAAGTTGTGGAAACGGTTACGGACGGTATAAAACCAGGCGTACTCAACAGAAGCGGCTGAGAGATATTTCCTCCGGCGAAAGTCGCAATTTGAGAACTTGACGTGATCGCATCTTCTTCAACAAACCGATCATACAAAAAGCCGGATGTGGGCTTTTTGATGTAGTTGAATTTGATCGAAGCCGTTGCCGCATTCCAGTTAGCGGTTGTTACAACGCTCATTGTGGTTGCGGCAGGACTGGTGTTTGTCCAGTCAAGTGCATATTCACCGGCCACGGTCGTCTGTCCCTTTACGCACGGCTTGGGGGCAGATACGGTTCCATTCAGGTCAAGGCCAACCATAAGCCCACACAGAAAGGCAGACCCGGCGTTCAGGAAAGAAATCACATCGGGCGTTGCTGCCGTGAACGTGATTCCGTTGGTTGTGGTCGCCCCGGCAGTCATGGTTTCGCCTTCAACCAGATTGTCAAATACTTCAGTCCATGCCTGCGTGATGTAACTGATGGTGATGGTCGCGTAATCATCAGTAGCATGAAGCGATGTCAGTGTGGCCCGTGTCCCAGGCGTTGCAGAGTGCATATCAATTGCAACCGTGGTTGTTACTGGATTCATCCCGACTGGCAAAAGCCCAAGCGCCTGGTTGCCATTGCTGGCATAAAGCGGCCATGCCATCGGGTACTTTGTGGTTCCAGTGTCGTAGGTCGTTCCATCGGTCATGGTTACGACTTCCTCAAAGACAACCAGCGGAGCCATTGCGTACATTTTCAACTTGTGATTCGTCCGGTCGTAACGGTACTGAAATCCGTTGTTGACAGGGCCGGAAAGATTCATGCCGTCAATGGCCTGAAGCAATCCGAAATTACCGATTGCGGGAAGCGGGACGCCACCATACGGATAGGTCAATGCCCTGTTTCCAAATGCCATTGTTCCGGTTCGCATTTTGAGACGGCCCAAAACGTGCTTGTTGTTCTGTCCTATGGTGAGAGTTACATTTGTTGCAGCTAAAGCGGTCATGATAGATTCCCCTTTGGTAAATAGCCCGTAGGCTGTTAGGATTATGCGCCGGAGTTACCCGGCGCCGAAGGGTTAAGCGGTTTCGATTGCGTCGGCAAGGTTCGCCATCGTCTCGCTCAGCATGTCCACAACCAGAATAGGCACAAAATGACCGCCCGTTCCATTGTCGGAAACCACGTCGAGCTCTACGACTACTTCCATTCCCGGCTCAAGATACAGATCGTCGCCGGAAGCCTGTGCGGCCTTGTCGTAATACATCTTGCCAGCGGCCCCGGTTTTGGTCGGATAGATGGTTGCAATGTCGCCTGCGGTTATCCCAACATCAGATCCGGCAGTTGGGCGCATGGTGAACTTGACACACGGCGTGTTTGTCGAGCTTGCAAGAACTTCTGTCAGCGTGATCGCCGCATAAACCACCTTGCATTTGAAAGGAATGTCGAAAATCGCCACATTGTCACCGCTGCTGGTAACAGCGTCGTCAAAATCAATACCCAGCGTGTCATCGGCCAGCGCAGCCGTCCACACTCTGTAAGGCAAGGCCACTCTCGGCCCATAAGCGTATCCACTCATAATCGTGTCTCCTTTTGGCGTTACCCGCCATGTTGCCGCCTACGTCAACCGCAGGCGGCGTGTTGATTAAGCCGATGCAATGCGGATGATTTTTGCCTTGCCATCATCGGCCAGATTCCATACACTTGCGTAAACATAGGTTCCGCGCCATGCGATAGCCTTTGTTCTTCCAAAATCCGACTGATAGTTCGGGTCGGCGTACAGGCGGGGGGTTTCGGCTTCGGCATAGCCCACGGCTTCATCACCGAAAACAACGGCCTCTCCCAAAACGGTTGATGTACCAGCTGTGTTTGACATGGACGCTTCACGGTCGATCTGTACGCACCGGATATTCTCGGCCTTGCCGACTTCGCCCTTGAAGAACAGGTCGCCTTTCTGAAGGTACATGTGGATCTGCTGCCACAGGGTATCGGACTTGATACCGCGCAGGGTTTTCCGGCAGGCCAGCATGATAAAATCCTCGCCTTCATACGGAGGGCAGTGGATATTCCCGGCCAGATAGTCAGCCAGAACGCCCATATGGTCGAATGTCAGGTTGCTTGTGGCGACGGTTGACGGGGTTCCGTCCGTGTCAAATGTCCCGCCGGTCAAAGACGTGGGGATAAAACAGATTTTAACGTCCGTGCTTTTGAAGGCGTCTGCGGCTCCGGTATCAAGCGCACGTTCCATCTGCCGCATAAGGGCTTTCTGAAGGAAATCGCGCGGGTTAAATTTGCCGAGCTGTTCGGCCAGATTGGTGTATTCTACGCCCCGGCCAAACTCGGCAAGGGTCACGGCCCGGTTTGCCATCGTCAGTTTGTCGATGGGAATCTTGGTATCCTCATCCAGTCCGGCAGAAGTGGGATCGGGCAGTTCGTTCAGGTGCATGATATTGATGGTTCCACCTTTATTTTTAAAGGTTTTGCCAACACCCGGAAACGGTTTTGCAAAGGGGGCAATCTTGCAAGCGGCAACGCTTGTCAGTAACAGTTTGTCAGACATGGCGTTATTTTTGTAAACGCCCACATCGGAATCAAATTCCCAATTAAATTCGGTCATGGTATTGTTCTCCCGTTAAATTCGGCGTTCCACCCTCTCAAAAGCATCCATTACGGTTAAAGGCCCCGTATTTTCTTCTTTCTTTTGCGTGTTGGTTCTGGAAACGCCTCTTTCAAGCACTTTGTTTTTCACTTGTGCTTCTTTGGATTTTTCTTGTGATTTAATGGTTTTCCCTACGATTGAGGCTTTCACGTCATTGACATTTTTAATTACCCATGAAATCCTATCATCTATTGTTTCTCCGACCGCTTCAGGTGCTATTGACCAAAACAGTTTGAAATCAGCCGACTTGTCAGAACTCAAATCAAGTCCGGCTTTTGTCGCCATATTCACGACCTTGCTTTCAACCTGTTTGGCCTCGGTAGCTTTTTGGGCTTCAATGCGCTTTTGTTCGGCTATTTTCGCGTTTTCTTCGGACAGGATTGTGCTGACAGAGTTCTTGATACTCCCTGCCCACTCACCGGCTAACTTTGCGTCATAGTCGGGATCCTCTGGATCAAGGTCTTTGATCTTCGCCAGCATGTCCTTGAAATATCCGTCAAGCTCCCTTTTTTCTTCTTTGGTGATCTGTTTCGTTTCACTTGCCGCCGTGATGCTCTTTCGGATTTCCTCAACTTCAAGTCGCATCCTCTTGGCTTCTTCAATGGCTTCGTGCATCCGGCGCTCGGCCTCTTTCGCCCCTTTTTCCGCTTCTTCATGAGAGGCGTACTTTTTCTTTACGGGGAGATCGTCAGATTCCGGTTTGACTTCGGCGCTTGTTTCTGGCTCAGGGTCTTTTGGTTCACCCTGCTCAGTTCCGGTATTGTCGCTTGCGCCTACATCATCGTCCGTTTCTTCGTGCGGCTTGTCGCCTTCATCGCTTGAATCTGCCGCCGGATGTCCTGTGAAAACTGATTCAGATCGTACCTTTTCAAGTGCTTCACCAACTGACAACGGTTCGGTTACTTCAACTTCGGGTTCCATTGCTTTTGTTTCCTTTTGGTGCATCATTGCTGCCTGAAGTGTCCGGCCTGCATCCATAACCGGGTTCATTAACGGCAAGTTTATTCAGCTTCGGGTGTCCTTTCGGGCCTCTGCTTTTGTATAGAAAAGTCATATTTGTTATACGTATTGAAATAACGCATATAATAAACCGGCGTTTCTATGGGTTACTTATTCAAAAGCGCCCATGCCTTGCTGTGAGCGACTTTTTCGGCAATCATCATTTTCAGCCTGATAGACTGGAACAACTTTTCAAACACCTGGCACTGCTGATCTTCGGCTATCAACTGATTGATCCTGTCAACGTACAGCCTCACGGCTTCTGAAACGATAAGCCCACGGTCATCAGCCAGTTCATTTATAAGCTCCTGGCCTTCTGCAATCAGCCGCTTGCTACGCTCTGTCTGTTCAGTCTTTCGCCTGTTCTCGGATACAAATTCAGGCTCAAGCGTTTCCGGGTCAATTGGGTATCCCGCTATTGATAGTGGGTTGCTTCCCCGCATTTTTCTTTTCCTCAAGTGTTTTTAAAAGTTTTACGTCAAGGTTCTGTTTGTCCTTATTGATCTTGCTCATTTTTTCGTCGTGAAGGTTCTGCTGGTTTTGCTGCTCCTGCTGCATCATCGCCTGTTGCTGCTCTTGCATGGCCTGTTGCGCTTGCGCCTCTTGCTGGTCAATCTGGGCCGCTTCATCAGCCGCTACGATCATGTCCTCGTCCTTCAGGTTGATTCTTGTCTCGATGGACTTCAGGATATTGTACGGCTTCAGGTATTTTGCCAAAGGTGTTTGAGCAGTGAGAAGCGGCAGGATCGTTTCTTGAATATGCTTCATGGTTTCGTTGTCTTTGAGTATTGCTGAAAGTCCACTCACCGAGAACCCACCGCTCAAAGCTGGTAATCTAATTCCCGTTCCTGTTTCTGATTCTTCATCAATCATCTGCTGGGCTATCTGCGGGGAAAAAATCTTGCTTAAATCATCAACCCCGGCGTTGATCTCAATCGTCTCCATCCCGGACTTGATGATTTTTATGGCTCCCGATTCAATGTTCTCACCCATCAGTCCGAACACGCCCATTGCCTGATCAAGATTCTGCGCGGCCTCTTTTGCCGTAATCTCCCTTACGGACGTTCTGCCCTGAAGGGCATCGTTGACAAAAACGCCCTTTTGGAACATCTCGTCTGCATATTTCAGGTTTTGGAGAATATCAGTGGTTCGGCTCGATCTCTCGATAGCCCTTACGACTTGCTGCCCGTTCACCGATCCCCTTGTAAGCCACGGCTTCCCAGGGATAATATCAATATCCGACTGATCAACAAGGCTCGTTACGTCAACCTCAAGCATGGGATTTACGACCCAATTCAAATTGTCGATGTGAAGGCAAAAAAGAGAACAGATGAAACCCCACAGAGAACGAACGCCATGCAGAATCCCCCTGCCTTCGTAAGACAGAAAATCAGGTAGCGGAGAAAACGACATTCCCGGCCACCTGAGCGTTGAATATGGGGCTTCTCTCGGAAGCTCGATCACGCCATTTCCGGCAATCGTATATGTTGCCCTCGGAAGAAGCATGTTGCCTTTTTTATCAAGGACTATACCCCAAAACTCTGATACCAAAGGGGCTTTCCGATACGTTGACCGCTGAAAAATCTTGTCTTTCCGAAGTGCAATTTGCTCTTGCGTAAGATCGGAATCTTGCGGGTTTGTACCGGAAGTGTCGCAAGCCTTATCGACATTGAGATATTTTCCTTCTTTCTCGGCCGCTTTTAGCTTGTATTTGTCGATATATTCCTGATGAATCCAGTACATTCCTGATTGCGGATCTCTTGATACGGCGTCCGGGTCACGGTGGATTTTCCACGGCTCGACCATTACATAATCAAGCCCGACACCATCCCGCCAAACAGGAATCATTTCAAGCGACTGGCCCACGGCAAAGCCCATGCCCGTAGCGTCTGTGAACTTAACCGAAAAATCGGCATGATCCTTGTCGAGCTGCGCTGTCATCAGCTTTTGCCAGAAAGCTGCCGCCTCCTGGTCCGACTCTTTTTCTACCGAAAGAAATGAAGGAGAAAACGCTTTCCTGACCGCCGCCATTGCTGTCTGAACGGCTGTGTACGGCCCCGGCAAAACTACCTTTGATTGCCAGTCCTCTTTGTACGAATAGTTCTTTGGCGCTGCCTCTTTGTAAGTGTCGTAACATTCCTTCTGAGTTATCCGAATATCTGCGTTTGACTTAACGGATGTGTCAATACAGTCATTGCAGTATGAAACAAAATGCGATTCATCCTCGCCAGCGTATGCTTGTGCTGCTTCGGTGCGCTCTTTCATTTCCTGATCGTCAATAACGGATTCAGCCGGATTCTTTCTTGCAAGCTCGGCAATGCGCTCTTTGATAAACTCGACTGGGTTTGTTATTTCCATTTAAAAAGTGGCATGACCAGGGCTTTAAATGAAAGCATCAAGGGTTTGCCAGCTATCGTAGTGAACAAAACAAACAGGCTACTTCATGATGCTCTGTCCGGATCGTGGCATTACAAA